GTGGTTATGGTTAAGTGATCAAACTTGTAAAAGTTTTGACCAAAAAAAAACCCCCACACCCAAGCGGATGTGAGGGTTCGATTGCGTACGTGTGATTACTTGTCTTGCAACAAAGCGATCAACTGAGCCTTGGTCATACGTGCGTACGACTTTGGTGTCACGAACGTCTGTACGGGTTCAGGTGCGGGATTGACCAGTGCGTCCAATTTCGCAAGGTTCTTTCTGCATTTCTCTGCCCCACGTGCCTTGCCTCTCGCAAGATTGTTCGTGAGCCTACGTGTGATCTCTGCCTTGGCAAAGACCGCATTAGCGATGTTTTTGGTTACGTCTGCGAATATATCCGCCACGAGTGCCTGTGTGATTTTTATCGCTTTGCCGTCTGCGTTTGTAAGCGTGTGTACGCTTGTTGTTTTTGGTTTTGTCATATTACGCCTCCTTGTGTGTTGCGTGGTTGTTATTAATCAATCCGATTGAACCAAACAATCGAACTGCCACTAGTATTACTCCTTTTCCTCTTTAGAGGAAGGTCGACCATTTTGCTAAACCCTTGGAATGATTGAATTTTCCTTTAGGAACCCCAATATTTTGACGACTTCAGACTAAAGTCTGAAAACAAGCCAAAAAAGTCCCTAAAGAGGGCAATAAAACCTAGTAAAATCAATACGTTGAGCACATACGTGTAACACTTTGTGTCAAAACTTTGGTAGGGGGCGGTAGGGGTCGTCCCGCCGATCGCATTCGTGTGTGTCATCGTGTGTAAAAATATATTTTCTACCAATTTTTGAAACTAGGGTTATAATAACTTATGCCTAACGTCAGAAAAAATGCTAATCCAACAAAATCGACTGGTAGTTTGCCACCAGTTACTCCTATTGAAGTGGATCGTGTACGTAGATCAGTACTAGATGTTGTAAGAAACAATATTCCAAAGGTAAGAGAAGTATTAAAAGGAAATAAAAACTGGTCTAACCAACAAGTTAGATTGTTTAGTGTTATGTTGAACAAAGTTATGCCAGATTTACACCACAGTTTTAACGAACATTCTGTTGAACACAAGAACGTAGACCAATTAAGTATACAAGAACTAGAAGAAATAGCACGAAAGGCAGACGAAGGGGGTGAAGATGTGATAGAACATATAGAAGATAGTAATAAACAAGGAGAAGATAGTGGCAAAAAGGAAAGCTAGTGGACCTTGTAAAGGTAAATCACTTAATAAACCATTTAGAACTCCGGGTGGTAAAAAGAAATCCGCAGTTTGTGTTTCAGATGGAGCTAAAATTAAGATAGTTCGGTTCGGGGACCCAAATATGAAGATAAAGAAAAACATTCCTGCAAGAAGGAAGTCATTTAGAGCTAGACATAATTGTGCAACTCCCGGTCCTAAGACCAAAGCACGTTATTGGTCGTGCAAAGCTTGGTAAGGAGGTTATATGGCAAAACTATGTGCAAAAGGTAAGGCGGCGGCTAAGAGAAAATTCAAGGTATACCCTTCAGCTTATGGAAATATGTATGCTTCGGGTGTGTGTAGTGGCAGAATAAAACCCGGTGGTAAAAAAGGTAAGAAGAAATCAACAAAAAGACGTAAGAAAAGATAGGAGAAGATATGGCACATATGAAAAGTGGTTGTAGTGGTAATAAAAAAGTACCCATTAACACTAAAAAGAAACCATCTAAAGTCAAAGTGAAGAAGAAATGAGCCTACGCAAATGGGTAAAAGAGAAATGGGTAGATATTGGAGCACCAAAAAAGAATGGTAAGTATCAACCCTGCGGTAGAAAGAAGGGTGATGGACGTAAATATCCTAAGTGTGTACCCCTTTCTAAGGCTAGATCGATGTCTGCAAGTCAAAAAAGAAGTGCAGTTTCACGTAAAAGAAAGGCAAATAATAGTGGTCCAAAGCCTAAAAATGTAGCCACATTTAAAAAGAAAAGGAGAACATAATATGCCATTTAAAAAATATAGTAGTAAACAAAAGAAACTAGCGAGAGTTGCACCACCAAGAACAAAAATTACTGGTGCAGATTTTAAGAAACTAAAAAAAAATAAAAAAACGAAACGTGCATAATGTCTGTTACAAAAATAGATGCAGTAAAAAGACTGCTTAAATTAAAGAAAGCTCAAGAACACTTTATTGATTTTGTAAAACTTTTAAATCCTGATCTAAAGTTTGCAGACTTTCAAATCGAGTTAATGGAAAAACTTGATGCTTTAGAAAAAGGAACTCTTGGTAAAAATAAAATTTTAATAACTATGCCACCAAGACACGCTAAATCATTTTTAGCTACAATACATTTTCCAGTTTATTATCTTTGTAAAAATCCAGTGCGTAATGTTTTGTCTACTTCATACAATCAAGACTTAGCAAAAACATTTGGTAGACAAGTACGAGACCTAGCAAGAGAACCTTTTGTTACACAAGCTTTTTCTGATTTTAAAATGTCAGATGAAAGCAGAGCAGTAGATGATTGGCGAACTTCTATGAATGGAACTTATTATGCTACTGGTATTGGTGGTTCAACAACTGGTCGTGCCGCAACTCTTTTAATTTTAGATGATCCAATTAAAGCTAGAGAAGAAGCTGATAGTGCAACTCAAAGAAACAAGACTTGGTCTTACTATGTATCAGCATTAACAACTCGTAAACAACCAGAACCAAATGGGAGAAAACCATTAGAGATAGTAATACTAACTCGTTGGCATCCTGATGATGTTGCAGGAAGGCTTATGGAAACTCCTGATTGGAAGTATGGTGAATGGGAACACATAAACTTTCCTGCTATTAAAGAGGTCGGTGGTGAAAAGAAATCAGTAACAGACCTACCTCCTGACGACCCACGGCACGTAGCGTCCGGTATGCTAAGTACTGTTGCACCGGGGAAACGATATTATACTGAGCCAAAAGAGGTAGCATTATGGGAAGAAAGATTTCCACTAGAAGAATTATATAAAAGAAAAAAATTAGATCCACGTGAGTTTGCATCTTTGTATCAACAATCACCTTTTATTAAAGGAGGCAATCTAATTAAATCATCTTGGTGGAAACAGTACAACCCTTCTGAAACAGAATATATGTCTATAATAATTGCGGCAGATACTGCATTTAAAAAAACAGAACAATCAGATTATTCTGTATTGATGGTAATGGGTATTGATAAACAAGGCGATATATACATCATAGATGTTATTAGAAAGAAGTGGGATTTTCCTGAGTTAAAAAGAAATTGTATTATGACAAATACAAAATGGAGAGGTAGAGGTTTGAGAGGTGTTTATGTTGAGGATAAAGCAAGTGGACAATCATTAGTTCAAGAACTCAAAAACCAATCTGGTGTATCAGTATTACCTTATAAAGTAACACAAGATAAAGTTGCTAGAGTAAATGCAGTTACTCCTATGATAGAGGGAGGTAGAGTATTCTTACCACAATCAGCACATTGGCTTGATGATTTTGTAGAAGAAACACAAGCATTTCCAAATGGTAAGAATGATGATCAGGTTGATGCACTTTCTTTAGGTTTAGATGTATTAAGTAAAATGTCTGGGTTTAATCAAGATGCAATGAATTTACCGATAGAATTATCAGCTTCATTAAATAATAATTTTCAATCAGGGTCACAACCAAATGAGTGGAAAGATAAACTTGCAAGTAAAGCATCTACACGTTTTGTAGGGTGGGGTGAGTTATAGGACGATTTATATTAAAAGGTGAGTTATAAAAAATTATGGATTATAGAAAGCAAACACAAGACCCAAATCAAGTCATCGTAGATTTATCTAATTTAACTGAGAAGTTAATGAACTATCAAGATATATCTGATGATCTAAATGCAGATCAAGAAGCTAAAATTATAGATTATATGAGAGCGGCATCTAAGATGTCATTTGAAAGAATATCTAGAAGATACGATCATTGGAGAGATGCAGACAGAGCACACGATGTTTGGACACCGGCAAACTCTACTAAGTTTAGAGAGAAAGCTGTTGTTGCTGATACAAGAGCAATAGCTGATACTGTTTTAACTTATATGATGGCGGCACTAGCCGGTCGTAATCCTATGTTTCAATTAGAAGGAATGAATAGAAAATCTAGAAGAGCTTCACTTATATTAGAAAGATTACTTCATCAACATATGAGAAGAACAGCGGGTGAAGCAAGATTAGCACAAATGTTATTAGATAGTATTCGTTATGGATTTGCTCCTACTAAAATTGTTTGGGATGCAAAAAAAAATACAAATCATATTGTAAACTTTGATCCACGAAGATGTTTTCCTGATCCTAGAGTTAACTGGGGTGATTGGGATAGAATGCAATTTATAATTTTTAGTGATTATGTATCTACTAACTCATTAGTATCTAGTCAGTTATATCCTAAAATAAATAAATATCCGGGACTTAGACAAAAAGGAACAAGGAAATCTTCTTGGGATGCACATAAATTTTTTAAAGAAGAGGGTAGAGGTTTATCAATTAATCCAGAAGAACCACGTGGTAGTGAAAATGGTCATCACTTTACATTAGACAATGCAAGAGTTGTTGATGAGATGTGGGTACGTTTACAAGGCTATGAAGTAGGAATACCTTCAATAGAACAAATATGGTTATGTATAACCGCAGTAGATGAAGAGTGTATAATTCGTTGTCAGTTAAATCCTTATGGAACTCAGTTCCCAGTTGTTATTGGTGGATTGTTTAATGACAATCATAAAACTTATAGTCAATCTTTATATGATTTATTATTACCACTACACGAAGTATCTACTTGGTTGTTGCGTTCTAGAATAGATAATGTTCAAGCGGCATTAAATAATTTAATGTTCGTAGACCCAACACAAGTTTCTATACCAGATTTAATAGATAGAAATCCTTGGGGTGTTGTAAGAACTATGCCGGGTGCTAAACCGGGTGATGGAGTTTTTATAGCTCAAGTTCCTGATGTAACACGAGGACATTGGAATGATATAGGTGCAATGTCTGATTTAAAACAAAGAGTATCAGCGGCATCAGATGCACAACAAGGTGTGCCAACCGCAGACGGAATAAGAACAGCTACAGAAATTGCTCGTCTAACTCAATTAGGATCACAGCGTTTAGGTGTGTTAGCTAGAATTATATCAGCGTCTACAGTAAGACCTATGGTAAGAATGATGGTAGCAAACTTACAAGATGCTTTAACTTTAACTGGTTCATTAAGAGTTGATATGGATCAAATACCGGGACAACTTAGTAGTATGCAAGAAGATGGATATATTGATTTCGATATAACATCATTACAAGGTGATATAGATTATTTAGTTATTGATGGAACACTTCCAATAGAACCAACACGTAATGCAGAAACTTGGATGAATATGTTACAAATGATAAATCAAACTGGATTACAGATGGAATATAAATCTGGTAAGATTGTTGAAGAAGCTATTAGAGCTATGGGTGTTACAGATATAGATCAGTTTAGAATATCAGAAACAGAAAGGAAGAAGGGGATGACACCTTCTCAACAGATGGCTATGTTAGAAAAAATGAGAGGTGTGTCTACGGGACAGCAACAACCTCAAGGACAACAAGAAACTATGTCTCAAGAAGAACTATTAAGACAAGCAGAAGCAGGAAATATAGTTCCTATGAGAGGTGAACAATGAGCAGTAAAAGTTTAGAACCAACAATTAAATTACCTAAGTTAGATCAACAATGGGTAAAAGAATTAATTACTGAGTGTATTTCTGTATTAAGAGAAGAAATAAAAACAGATTTAATAACTATGCAATCAAATTTAAATAAACAAAAAAATGATACCACTAATTCAGAAACTATAAGAGTGGACGACATTATAAAAAGATTAGATAAGATAGAGAAAAGATACAAGGAAGATGATAAATTTACACTTACTAGAGCTAAATTAATAACATTTATTGAGGATAATGATATAAGATGACTACAGTCCCTACAAAACTAAAAGACGAACAGATAACCTTTACGTCTTCAAAAACTGGTACTCACGAGCTTGGTACATACCTAGAGGCTTGTGAATTAGGAACTGGATCAACTCTTAAAACATTACCTCAAGTAATAGGAACTCTTTTTGATAGTACAACCGGATCAGTATTAACTACTGCCATTTCATTTAGAGTAAAACCAAACGATACAAATAACACATTACAAGCTAGATTTGGAATTTATACTAATCCTAATGATGGATTTGTAGACCTAAATCAAAGCATTTTTAGGCAAAGAGGCTCTCATCAGAACTCAACTGCTTACTCTAGATTAGATATGGTAGAGGATGGTACTAAGTATTTTGTATGCCATACAGCACATACATCCACTTCCGGTCAGGTAGACACAACTAAGTTTAATGTGGTATTTGATGGGTCACAAGTTTTGTCAGAAATACAAAACTTTAATACAACAACAGCACCTCGTTTAAAACGACTAGAGGACGAAGTGTTACTACAATTAGGTGTAGTATAAAAAAAATAAGGAGTGATATAATATGTCGATGAATACTTTAAAAGAACTAGTGGAGGCAATAAAAACTCGTTCCAAAACGATAGCTGAAACTACAACCGGGACCATAGCAGGATCAACTGCGAATGATATGGTTTATGTAGCAAAGGCGGTTGAAGCAATAACGGGTGCAGATGCACTACTACAACTTTTTGATGAGGCTAATGAACCATCAAAAGTTTTTGATTATTCAACAGCAACAAATGGTGTATGGACTTTAGGTGTAGATGATATTTCAAAACCAATTATCAAGTTAACTCAGGCTTCCACTCCTAGCCAAAGTGAACTTGTTGTAGTTGTACCTAATAGAGCATTTACTGTTGTTGTTAAAAACGAAACTACTAAGAATGTTTTTGTTCAATATTCTGGTGAAACTAATAATGCTAATAAAGCAAAAATACTACCAAGTAAAACTGGTTGGGTTTATGGTGACTATGTTGCGGCAGGAACAAATAAAGTTCAGCACGTAGTAGACGTTGAAGCAATCACTTCTGCTTTAACAACTGTAACTACTACTGGTGGTGATATGATCTATAGACAAGGTGCACCATCAGGAACAACTTTTAATATTGGTGTAAAAGTAGCCGCTTATGGTGGTGGTAATAGATTTCAATTTAAATTTCCAAACGATGATAATTATCATTTCGATGGAAATATGAAACTATATCCGGGTAAAACTTATATATTTGATGTCTCTGATAGTACAACTGCAAACCATCCATTAAAGTTTTCTACTACAAAAAATGGTACACACGCATCAGGAACAGAACTTTTAGACTTCGCTCCCACAGACAGCAGTAACGATATTACCTATACGGGTACGCAAGGGCAAACAAGTGCTGTGGTAACTATCGTAGTTCCATCTAATGTAACTGCGGTTTCAATCTATCCATATTGCGGAACACATTCAGGTATGGGTGGAGATACACAATTTGATGTTACTACTGCAACTGGTGAAGCGAGGCTTCCTCTTGGATCACACGGCACTGCCCTTGTTGCTGACGGTAATAGCAACATACCTAAATGGGGTATGGTTGGTAATATGGCGGGACGAGCTTATCGTTTACAAAACGATGTTACTTGTAGAGTTGCAGATGCAGACGCACCGGGATATCCGGGAACTGAAAACAATGGAAAAACAAGAAACGATTTTTCTCTTGTTGGTGAAGTAACAGATAGTACAAACTTTCCTTTACACGCAAACAAAGGTGTCTTCTTTATGAATGACCCACATCCTCAAGGTGGTACTTACCGAGGTAGTAGTTGTGTAGCTGAGTTTGCAGATGGGTCTTGGAAAAGTCCAGTAATCTGGGGAGGTTCTACTAGTTATAGTCTGGCAGACCCAAGTAACTCTGCTAAAGTTATTGCGATGCCGGGTTTATACAGAGACCAATCTAAAGGTTATGATACATTTAACAAAGGCACTCAGAATGGTAATTGTATTCAAACATTAAGAACCTATTCAAGTACATATTTTCTTATGGACACTGGTAAAGTATGGGCGGGTGGATATAACAATGTAGGACAAATAGGATGTGGACACGCATCAACTGAATACAGAATGGTTCCAGTTCAATTTCCGGGTTCAGCGGGTAAAATTAAATACATAGCAGGACCGGGTTATGGTGGAAGTAATATCACTATGTTAGCCTTAGACGAAAATGGAAAAGTTTGGGGTTGGGGATATAACGGACATAACCAATTAGATAGTTCAAACACAACTAACAAAACTATACCAGTAGAAATAACTGGTCTATCAGGTAAAAATGTAACTGCAATTCAAGTTATAGATAGTGGTTATCCAACTTGTTATGCACTAACAGATGCGGCAGATGGATATAAAGCATATGCTTGGGGTTATAATGGAAACAATCAGTGTGCTAACGGAACTACAAACAATGTAGGAATGGGATCGCCAAATGTATTAGAAGCAGGATCAGGTAAAAAGATTGCTAAGATACACGCATCTGGAGCTAACTCTGCCGGAGGTATTCATCTAATCAATGAAGATGGTGCTTTGTATTATGGTGGTTACAATAATACTGGACAAGCAGGAGATAACAATGCTTCTGGAAATAAATCATCAATGACGTTAGTAAGTACATTTAATACTGCTACAGCAGGACTAAAAGTTTTAGATGTTTTCTCTTGTCACTTTAACCAAGGCTCTTGTTTTGCAACAACTGATAATGGCGACTTTTATATGTGGGGTCCAAATTCTTCAGGAGCTACTGGAACTGGAACAACTTCTGGATCACAGAATGTGCCAGTTAAAAATAGTTCAATCAAATGGGTGTCAAAAGTTATAGATAGTTTTTCAATAACAAGTACATCTTACTATTATCCAACTCCTTGGTTAATTGCACACGATAACGAAGAGGATTGGAAGAATAAAGTTAACGGAACCATATACGCTTGTGGTTCAAGTTATCCTTCTAAAAACTTATATGGTGTTGCTACTGGACTAACTCATAGTTCTTGGAACCCAATTCCAATGCCTTGGGGTTATCAAGGTCAAGTCAGAGATATTTGTAATGCAGGATATGGACAATCAAGTACACAAGAATGTGCATATATGGCATTAATGATGGACGGAACAATCTGGGGTACTGGTTACAACGGAAACTATACTCACGGACTATCAGATACCTCTAGTAGTTGGACACTGCGTAGAAAAACATTGATAGGAGGTTAATATGTTTTACGAAAATAATTTAAAAAGTAAATTAACTCTCTATAAAATGTCATTTGAAGATAATAAAAAATGGCAAGTTGACTTTGACTGGGAATGGTCAGGTGGTTTTGTAATGAAGAACAATACTTATTTTTTTGTAAATGCTAATGGAAAGAAAAAATTCCCAGATCAAGACGAAGAGATTACAGTTTCAGAAGTAAAGGACTTAAAAGAAGTAGCGACATTTGCGGCTAATATTGCTATAGGTCCTCAAACTCCTTGGTTAACCGATGAAAAGGTTGCACAATACAAAACTTGGGGGTATGATTTAATTAAAGAATTTACTAATAATGAGGGTATACAAAAAGCCGCAGACGAATGGATAACAAAGTAAGAGAAACAAAAGAGAAACTCGCCCTTATTAAAAGGTTAAAAAAAGATGATGCTTGGAAATTTCTTCAAAGAGTTATGGAAGAAGAAATTACTCAAGCCGCATACAACTTATCTAGTGATCCTAAATTATCAATAGATGAGTTACATTGGCGAAGAGGTGCTTTATGGGCATCTAAGAAGCTAATACAAATGCCTTCTATTCTAGAAGTCAAACTAGAAAATGATCTAATGATGCAGACATTAGAAGAGGAGGATAAAAATAAACCGGTCGCTTCGGCTACCATTAACAATTAGTCTCGCTACGGCTAGAAAGGAACTAAAATGGCAACAGAACAAGAGAAACAAATGATTGATCAACTCGCTAACCAAAAGTTAGGAGTAGAAACTCAACCACTAAAAGACCAGTTAGATCAAAAAGCACAACAAGCAGGAGACCCAAACATAGCGGGTCAAGATTTAACTAAAGAAGCATCTCAGCAAGTAGGTGGACCCGAAAAGGCAACTCCACAAGAACAAGCCGCTGAAGCGGTAAGTCCTAAAACTGAAGGTGATAAACAAGCAGAAGATGCGTTTATAAAAGTTACTCTCGGCGAGGGTGATGAAAGAACGTATTCACAAAATCAGATTAAAGATACTATGACAAGGTATCGTGATCTTAATTATAAACATCAAACACAAGTAGCTCCTATGCAACCAGTATTAGATTTTGCTAATGCTATTGCGGCGGAAGTTGCAAAAGAAGATGGTAAAGGTGTCAATGCAAATGAAATAGTACAATTTTTATCTGCGGCATCTCAAGCTTATATGAAGAACCCAGTTATGGGTGGGCAAAAAGACCCAACACCAGATACAAAAGGTATTCCATTGGGTGATATTGAAAAAGATATGGCACAATGGGAAGAAGAAAATGCAATGTCATTACCACCTCAGTATCGTCAGGCGGCTCAAAAAATGGATCAACTGACAAATGAAAATATGCAGATTAAACAACTATTACAAAATTTGTCACAACAATCACAAGGTCTACAACAAGGAGCACAACAAAACTTACAAACTGCTCAACAAAATCGAGAAGTTGCAATGAAACAATTAGCGGCTAATAATCTCGATAAAGCACAAGCAAAACATCAGTTACCTGATAGTGAACAAGATAGGTTTTTCAATTTTGCCTATGGACGAGGCTATACTATGGAAGACTTCTTAGACCCTAAATTAACTGATACAATAGTAGGAGATTTTAAAAACAACCTAAATAGTCCAGAAATGGCTAGGTTGCAGGATCAGGCAAAACGTAGACAAGCGTTTACTGGTTCTTTAGGTGCAACACCAAATGCTTCTGGTAACGCACCACCACCAGATCGAGACCAAGAGTTTATCGGTAGTGTAGCAGAGAACTTTATGAAAAAACGTAATATGGCGTAAAATAAAGGGACGACACAGATACACTAAATAACTTAAAGTTACGATATTAGAGGTTCGCCACGGCTTAAAACACCTCTAGGACAACAAAACACGATCTTAGCTGTATGCGATGAAAGTGGGATGAAGTCGATTTGAAACAAACACGTTAACCATTGCTTAACATATAAGGAGGTTTATTATGGCGGCAATACAAGGACTACGTGGGACGGGTCAATTCGGTACAGACTTCCGTCCTACAAACTATAGGGAGTTGTTTACTCTTCTAGAGCCAAATGGAACAGCACCGCTTCAAGCGTTGTTGGCTATGACAAACTCAGAAAGTACAGACGACCCTAAGTATAACCATTTCAGAGATGAGTTACCAACAAGAACCATCGTTGTTAATGGTGCACTTAACAATAGTGCAACAACACTTACTTTTGATGATGATGCAAATGATGAAGCATTTATCGTAAAAGGTACTGTGTTACACAACCCTGCAACTGGCGAGAATATGCTAGTAACTGCTGATAGTAATACATCAGCAAATACTGTTGTAATCTCAAGAGGATTTGGAGGTTCTACTGCCGGAACGGTAGCAGATGACCAAGAGATCATTATTGCAGGATTTGCAGATCAAGAAGGTGGTACTGCACCTACAGCGGTTTCTTTTGATCCAACTGTAGATCATAACTTCACACAGATTTTTAAAACTGCTGTGCAAGTTTCAGGTACTTTGCAGAACACTTATTTAAGAACTGGTGACAAAGAACAAGAGCAACTTACAAAGGCACTTAAATTACATATGGGTGACATTGAAAGAGCTTTCTTCTTTGGAAGTAGAGGTATCTTAAATGGGTCAACTGCTCAACCAACTAGATCAACTGGTGGATTGTTCAGTATGATTACTAACGTAATTGACTGTGCATCAGCAACTGCATCGTCTAATAAAATGACAGAGAAAGAGTTTGATCAAAACTTAATCGAAAGCATTTTTGCATTTGGTTCAAACGAAAAGATTGCTTTTTGTGGACCAAGAGTAGTAACTAATATGATGGAGATTGGTAAAAACCGTTGGCAACCTACACAGATTGACAACGCATACGGCGTAGCATTTACTAGATATACCACTTTTGCGGGTGATCTTTTAATTTATATGCACCCAATGTTCAGACAAGTTAGTGCTTTAGCGAATGAGATGCTCATTCTTGATATGAACCACATTAACTATCGTTATATGGCGGGTAGAGATACTCAACTCGTAAGAGATATCCATAATAACGAATTTGATGGTGTAAAACATATGTATATGTCAGAATGTGGATTAGAAATGACCCATTCTAAAGTACACCACAGAATTAAGAACTGGACTGGTTTAGCGTAAGTCTAAACGAGGACGATAGTTCTTAAACAAATAAGTACACTAAGGGTCAGATTATATTAATAACTCTGACCCTTTTTGTTATAAGGAGAAATAAAATATGAGCGTAAAGAAAGTACTTAAATTTAAATCAGGTAAAAAAGCTTCAGATACCGAAGCAAAAAAAGCAGTAACAGTAGAAGGTAAAATAACCAAAGGAAAACCAAGTGGTCCTCAATGGTCATACTACGTATCAGCAAAACCAGAACCAGTAGGTTGGGATATGATATTATCAGGTAGTAAATACCGAGGGATGTACGATGGTGATAATCAAAGAGTTGTATGGAGAATACCATCAGAACTTTCAAATAAAATGGAAGCTCACGTATTTTTTGTTCAAGGAAGGATTATAAAAGGAGTAGATGAATAATGGCTTATTCTTCTTCTTCTGGATCAAGTTCTTCAAGTACTGGTTCTGTCGGAAGAGCCACTACATCTGCTCAAGGCTCAACAACTACTAGGCAGTCTGATTATGTGGATATGCCTAAAGTCACTGAAGAGCCAACTAATAAAGATGCAAATGGCAATCAAAGACCCGGCGGTGTTGATCTTAGAACTGATGTTAATAAAGAAAAAACTAGAACAACTACTGAAGCAAACTTAAAATACTTAGATGAAAATGTAGAAAGCAGAAATAGATATTCTGCATCTAATCCACATTTAGGTGAACCATATTCATCCTTACAAACATTAGCTTTCCAAGCTCTACGAAGATACGGGGATATGCACCCCGGCACTGTAGACGGCGAAGTAATAATGATGTTTGTTGAGTTTGCTAATTTAGTTCTAGAAGATTTAAGAGCACATCCATACTATGATAATATAGAAATAGATTATTATACACATCCAACAGAACATAGAAATGTACCAGATCAAGTTATGGTAGCCGGTCTACTTTATAATTATGCCGTTCAACAACAATCTAATAAAGTTGAAGCATATGGACCTATGTACTTTAGAACAATGAATAGAATTTTATATAACAGAAAATTTGGTAATGCTAAAATTCAGATGTCTCCACACGACAGAGGGTCTGATAACTTGTGTTCTAACAGAGCATATGATGCCGGGAGAACTTAATGTCTACTGCTTATGCACCATCTGGTGTCAAAATCAAAGTATATCCTTATGAAGATTTTCAAGGTGTTGATGCTTCAAGAGATAAAGCCGCTTTAGATACTGGACAAAAACAACACTTAATAAAAGTAGACAATGGATTTGCAGATTGGAGAGGTTCTATTGTTAGAGATGCCGGTGCTTCTCAAAGAACTCCGGGTGATAGATTAATTAAACACGTAGCTTTTTATGGTAGAAATAGATTAGTATGGGCACAAAAAGACGGCGGTGGTGTATCACTAAAATCAGATGAAGATCATTTTTCAGAAGAGGTTTATCCAAAAAACAATGTAGTAACTAGTACATTATTTAACGATAATGTTATCTTTATGAGTAGAGATGAACCTATGTATCGTTATGATGGTTTGGGATTTAAAAAAATAACAGCAGGGTCTAATCCAAAACCCGCATTTGGTGTTTCAATACAAAGAAGATTTGCAATAGCAGGAGCCGCAGATAAAAGAACTACTATAGATATAAGTAGAGTAGACGAGTTTAATGTTTTTCCAGATGATGAAGATAGTGCGGCAACAGCAGTAACAAGAGCGGCAGATATAAATGTAGCAAACATTATTGGTACTGCTGATGAGATAAAAGGATTAGGAACATTTGAAAACAATAAATTAGCTGTGTTTACAAACGATCAGGTAGTCGTCTACGATTTACATCCTGATTTAACACAATGGAATATTAATGATAAAGCAAACGTAAAGGTAGGAACATTAAGTCATAACACTATACAAACAGCGGGTTCTGATATTATGTTTTGTTCAAGAGATGGAGTTCATTCATTAAGACGTTCAGATACTAATGGTGTTCAAATATTCTCAATACCAATGTCAAATAAAATTGATTTAACTTATAGAGCTTTAGTAAAACAAGTTCAAAATCCAGAAAATATAAGTGCAATGTTTGATCAAGACGAAGGTCAATATCATATATTTTTTCCTATATCTGATTTGCTTTGTACTAGATTAACACTAACTTTAAACCCTATGTCTGGTGGTGAAAGTAAATGGTCTACTGGTAGTTTTTTAAATGCTATGAATGGTAGACAACTATCTGGTACAACTGTTTTTGGTACACCGGGTGGTATTTGGGAAAGAGCAAGAATAGAAGATATCACAGATTTTAGTCCAGAAATGCAAATTGAAACACCAATACTTTGGCAGGGTGCAATCAATGATGTTAAAGAAAGTTATTCTTTTATTTTACAAGCTACTGGTAAAGGTGAATTAACAGTAGAAGCTTTTGATGAAAGAGGTAGGTATCTGAGTTCTATGGTTTTTCTTATAGAAGAGGACGGAGCGGACGACAAATTCCCCGATGTGCCGTTATCTAGACAATATGAAAGGAAATTTGAACACAGATATAGAGGTGTTCAATTTAAACTAACAACCAAAGGAAAGGGATTACTTAAAGTAATCGGCTTTGCGGTCACAGTAAGGACGGGATAATATGGCAAGACTTAGACAACAACATCCTCAAAACTATGTATCATCAGGTAATATACATACTGATTTTGAGAATATTATTAGATATGTAAATGCGGCAGAGTTCGGTGATAAAACAATCGGTGAACTTTTAGCTGTTTTATTTAATGAAAGCGGAACCTTCCAAGGTCCGATAGAAATGAGAGTAGATAGTGTAAATGGTCTACAATTTAGAGTTGGAATATATTCAGGTGCAGATGATGGATGGCAAGACCTTGTTGACATAGCATCATTAAGAGGACCATCAGGTTCTAATGTCGGTACTGTTGAAGGTCCGTTCTTCTTCAATAGACAAGATGTTTTAATTGGAACTGGTATTAGCACCACAATAACAATTACAAATGGTGGATCAGGATATACACAAGCACCCACTGTAAGTTTCACTGGACCACAAGATAGTACTGGCTCTTCTCCAATTGCTACCGCTACTATTACTGGTGGAGTTGTAACAGCAGTCACAGTAACAAGTGCAGGGTCTGGATATACTCAAGCTCCTACATTAACAATAACACCACCCACTTCAGGAACAACGGCTACTGGAACAGCGGCTTTAGCGGCGTTATCTGGAACCGCTAATGTTTTATCGTATACATTTGATGAGAATACAGAAGAAGTTGTTGTTTATAAAAACGGATTATTACTTGCTAAAGCAACAACTGGATCAACTGCTGAATATGTTGCGTCTTCAAGTACAAGTACAATTACCATTGCCTCTGCTGTTGGTGTTGCGGTTGGAGATAAATTTTCAATATATAGTGTTCGTGCTCAATCAGTAACAAACTTTCGTAGACAAGATACACAAATAACAGCGGCTACTAATGCGGTTGCATTTGTTCATAGTTCAGACGAAACATTATTAGTTTGGAAAAATGGTGTCTTACAAGAACCCGGAGGTGGTGCAGATTATATTGCTTCACCACAAACAGCAACATTAACATTTACGTCATCACTAGCTGTTAATGATAAAGTTGTTGTAATTACTGTAGAAAACCAAGCACAAAAAACTATTGCAGGATTAATGTTTGAAGATGAATATACAAACGCACAAGGATTTATTAATTTTGCAAAATTAAATATTGCTAATAATGAAATACCACAAAACAAAGTTAATCAACTATCAACTAGTTTAGCTAATAAAGCAAACATTGCTAGTTCTATTAACCAACCATCAGGAGCATTGACTGGTGACCTATGGCTTGATACATCACAAGTACCAAATATTTTAAAATTTTATACTGGTACTCAGTGGTTAGAAACATCTCCTGAAAGTTCGTTACCTACATTTATAGCAACCAACGCATCACAATACGTGCGTGTTAATGGAACTGGTACAGCACTAGAATATGGTGATCTTGATTTATCATCTGTTATACCAAAAACAGACAGAGGTGCTGTTAATGGTGTTGCTTCTCTGGATAGTAGTGCAAAGATACCTACTAGTCAGTTACCAGATATTTTTGCTACATCAACAATATCTTTCTTTAACGTATGGGAAGATGCGTCTGTTAGTGTGGCTAACAAAACATATTTTGTATCTAACATATGGAAACAAAAATTAAGATTAGATGGTATTACTCATAAACTTGCGGCGGGTACTTGTACTATTCAATTATCCATAGACGGAGCTACTATTGGTAGTACTTTCTCAGTATCAACTACTAGAGCATCTGTTAATATGCCAACAACTATTGAGATAGATGGTACGGCAAATGGACGTAGACTTGAATTAGTTGTAACAAATACAAGTGGAGCTAACAGTTTAGAGGTAGGAATAGCGGCGGCTACTCTGTCAGTATAGGTGAAAGAATATGAGTTTTGCAGATTATATAAAAACAAATGGAAATTTTGATCAAGAAACTTTTGAAAAAAAGAAAGAGTTTGATGAACTTTCTAGTAACGATACTGTAGATGCAAAATTAGAACCCGGTGAAATAGTATTACATCCAGAACTTTTTAAAGACGATCCTGAATTTTTAATTCAAGTTTTTCAAAAAATGATGGAAAAAGGTCAAAATCCTTTTACTACAATAGCAGGAAGTGATTTAGGTAACTATGATCCAATGGACCCTAATAGTCCACAACACTTTTTCTTTGGTAAAATATTTAGAGCAATAGGTAGAGTTGTTAAAACCGTTGCTAAAAATCCTATTACTAGAACACTTGCAGTTGCGGCGGCGGCTATTTATGCACCACAATTAATACC